AGATAGTTTTATATCCATAACATCTATTTGTTGTTGTAATTCTTGATTCATTATATTCTCCATATTACTTTTGCTATTTTTAAAAAGTCATTACCTTGATAGCTTTTTATTCTCTCAAGGTCTGGTGATACAAACTGCAATGCTTCATCAAAGGTCTTTGATTTTTTCATAATGTTCTGTATCACTAACCATCGTTGTTTCACCACATTGTAATGATGCTCTAGACTTTCGTTAGATAGTTTATCGGTAGTCTCTGGTGTGGCTATCTCGTAGCCATCTGCGGTGCAAAACAATAGGGCTGGTGTTAAGCCTGTTGCCTTCCAATATACTGCTTGCTGACAGACTTGGCTTGTGCTTGGCTCTTTGGCTGGTTTGGGTATACGCCAAGTGCGAGTGCCATCCTTTTTCATGGGATTGCGAATAGACCAACTTGTTTTTAAATCTATCATTTTTTTCTTTGAGCGATAGTCAATCAGATACATGGTTGGCACATCAATGTCATCCACATCAAAGAACTCTTTTTTCTCGCCTTCAAATGTTTGTCTGCCAAAATATTCTTTCAATCCTTTGTGTGCTTGTACTGCGGTTGAATGTATGTGTTGTCGTATCTCTTGGTGTTCCTCTGCATCTTTCCCATCATCAAACGTGCGAGGTTTGTAGAAACTATACTCACGCTCTACTATTCGTTGTGCTTCTTCAAACTCTATGGGTTCTTTCTTATCAAAGGTAAGACCCAAAGATAAATCAACGAGTCGTTGTACAGCGTTACCAGCGGTCATCTTAGCTGATGATGGAAACGGTAATTGCATATGATGGTCACAATACAGTTTTAAAAAGTATTCATCGAGTGGTTGTGTACCACCAGATGCTGAGTTGTGCATGGCTCTACTGCCAAATGCTTTTCTATATTCAGTCATTGTTTTCTCCTTCCTTTCATACAATCTCACACTATTGACATATTGTCAACCATCTATTATTGTCAACGCATCAACTAACAGAGAGGACAATGAAAATGGAAAACAAAGACGCATATAAAATGGTACGAACTACTGACCCTGATACATCTATCGATGCAGCTATATCAATAGACCCAACGAAACTTGAGAAAGAAGTTTTAAATGCGGTCAGGCATTTTGGTGAGTCAGGTGCTACAATGGATCAAGTGGATATTGTATTACCAAAACTGCGTATAGGTAGTATCTCACCACGATTTAAACCTTTGATTGAAAAAGGATTTATTAAGGTAGATGGTAGAACTCGCAAGGGTGTGTATTCAAATAGACAACAGCGTATTCATTGGGCAACAGAATATTACAAGGAAGAACAGCAATGAAACTAGAAGATTACATAGAAAAAAGAGGTATTAGTAGACGGTATTTTGCTAAAATAGCCAAGCTAGATAACTCAACGATTACTTTGTTAATACAAGGCAAACGCAAACCAAGTCAGGAAACACTTACCAAAATCTTTATTGCCACAAAAGGTGAAGTTACTGCGGATGATTTCTATCATGGTTGATATAAAAATTGGTGATTGCAGAGATGTATTAAAAACATTGCCAGATAAATCTGTAGATTGTTGTGTAACATCTCCCCCTTATTGGGGATTAAGGGATTATCAAACAGGCACATGGGAAGGTGGTGACTCAGACTGTTTACACATGAGAACAACTAAAATATCTAAGAATACTGCTACAGGTCATAAAGCTATGGCACAGCAAGGTAATGTTGTATCTGACGCAATTTATAAAACAAAATGCCCAAAGTGTGGTGCAATCAGAAAAGATAAACAAATTGGCTTAGAAGAAACACCAGAGGAATACACAAAAAATATCATTAATGTATTCAGAGAGGTAAGAAGAGTATTAAAAGATGAAGGTACTTTGTGGCTTAATCTTGGTGACACATATTGTGGAACTGGTCACAAGGCAAATCATATAGACCCAAAATACAAAGGCAGAAATGGTCAAAAACACGCAGTTAATAATAAAATATTGGGTTTAAAACAAAAAGACTTAATCGGCATACCTTGGCGAGTGGCTTTTGCATTGCAAGCTGATGGCTGGTATCTAAGGCAAGATATTATCTGGCACAAACCTAATCCAATGCCTGAAAGTGTGCAAGATAGATGTACTAAAGCACATGAGTATATATTTTTGTTGAGTAAAAATAAGAATTATTATTACGACAATGAAGCAATCAAAGAAAAGGCAACTGATTGGGGTACAAGAGACAGAGTTAATGGCAAGTATCACAATGAAGGTACTGGGTTGCAACCGCATAGCGGTCTTGAAAAATCTTATGAAACAAAAAATAAAAGGTCTGTATGGACTGTACCAGTAAAAGGATATAAAGAAGCACACTTTGCAGTTTTTCCTACCGAACTTATAGAGCCTTGCATACAAGCTGGGTGTCCTAAAAATGGCACTGTTCTTGACCCTTTTGGTGGTTCTGGTACTACTGCATTAGTAGCTGATAGGTTAGGTAGAAAATCTACAATAATAGAATTAAATAAAAATTATATTTCTATTGCTGATAATAGATTGTATCAAGATTCACCTTTGTTTGTAGATATAAATCATGGTTAATGGTCGCAACAAAGGAGCTAGTTTTGAAAGAGAGGTTGCAAACTATTTAAAACTGCACCTCTCTCTCCAAGATATCAAAAGAGATATCGAACAATATAGACAAGCTGATAGAGGTGACTTACTTGGGGTTGACGGATGGACAATCGAATGCAAGCGATATAAACGTCCAGAATCGTCAAACGGATTTTTCCGCAGGGAATGGTGGGAACAGGTAGTAAAGGCGGCTGATGCGGCTAAAAACAAGCCTGTATTGATATTTAAGTTTGACCATCAACCGATACGCTGCGCTCTCTATCTTAAACATATCAACAATAAATATAAGGGTAATGATGTGGCGATTGTTACCCTAGAATCTTGGGTAAACCTCCTTTCTCTCTAGGGCTTGCGTGTCAACAAAAAATATGATAGTCACTAAGTTCATTGTAGCGTGCAATAGGGTGTTCCTGTTTGTATCCTCTGGCTTTTAGTCAGATTGTGCGCATCCTTTCTATAAATAAGTAACCCAGAGCCTATCAAAAAGGCGATTGGGTTGCTTATTTACCTGGGTCTTATCTTCAAGACCTTATCTGTATAGACCTAATCTATATAGATTGCACAATCTTATTTCTTTAGTTCTAAAGATAAGTATCTTAGTGCATACTCTACAGACTTGGGTATTGGATACTTGCCATATTCGTAATTGAATATCGTCATTCGAGTGAGTTGCAGTTTCTCTGCTAGTTGCATACGAGTAAGCTGCATACTCTCTCTCATTTCCATGAATTGTTTTTTAGTCATTCGTTTTGTTCCTTTATTAATGTATCGTTTCTGCAATCACATCCGAATCTATCAAAAACATCGTCATCCCATGTGTTATTTTCATCCATTCCACATTCACAGTTTTCCTGAATATCTTTCTCTTGATATCTATTCATTGTTTAGGTTTCCTTTCTCTAATAGTTTTTGTATCTCTTTAATTACATATTCTTCTGTTAGAAGTCCCTCTCTCTCACTGAATGGACTGTCTATTTGTATTCTTGGAATATCTAAAAGCTTGGCTATCGCAGCGATACCCATATCTTGGCTTACAAAATATAGGTATTCTCTTTTAGCATCCTCATAGCTTGCCATTAGAACAAATCAAACGGATTAAAACAGCTATTGTATTCCGTCCACAAAGACTTATCCCAAGTGTTACATCCTAGTAACCAATTGATAATTATAAAATCTATTAAGGCTACTGCTAATAACATGATAACTATTGATATAAATATATTAAACTTTGTCATCTGCTTGCTCTCTATAATATTCAATAAGATTTCTTTCACTAATTTTTATTTGCGATCTAACCAGTTCTTTCAAATGGAAATATCCATTATCGATTTTTTCATCGCCTACAATTCCAAAAATCTGAAAACAAATATCTAAAATTTTTAGATGATTACTTTGTCCTGTTTTTTCTTTTTGTAATTGTTCGACTAATTTAAGTAATTTATTATTCATTGTCTCACCTTTCTTTTTAATTATGCCATTAGTGGCGATTTAAGCTCCGTCTGGTGCTTATCGTTACCCCTAGCTATAAAACTAGGGGCAATCATAAACACTAGGCGTTTAAATCTGTTAAAATGATTTCATTATTCTTGATAGCTTTTTCGGTGGTCTTTTTATCCATACCTAGAAACTGGTTGCGATACTTGCCAGTCGTTATAGAATAATCCCAGTAGTTTTTGTCTAACTTAACAACACCGCTTGATATATGACGTTGTGCAATTACTGAGCTGTAAGATTGAAAGTATTCATACTCACCATCTAAAATGATAAACTGATTCTTAATTGTTGAACCGCTAATTGATTTCATGTTTCTGACTTTCATTGTTTCTACCTTTCTTTTAGTTATGCCATTGTTGGCGTTTTAAGCACTGACTAGCACTTATACATAGACAGATAGTATGGATAACTACCTGTCTACTTATAAAAGCTATTCTGCGGCCTGCAATTTATTGCTATCTTGATAGGCAAGAATATAGTCACTTGCTTTTTGGGCCAATCCAAACGCTTTCACCATTGCTCTTTTATCTTGTTTTAATACTTCCAACCAGTTATTAAGATACTTGGCGTGGTTAGGTTGCGGTTGTTTCTCAATACCTAGCATAGCGGTAAGAAACACACTTCCAACTTCTGCAACTAATTCCTCAAACGCATACGCATTGCTACCGAATTTATTAGCTAGTTTTCTGTCTAGTCTAGAAGTGTGGCCCGTCCAGTGCGTTAGTTCATGGAGTAATGTTGAGTAATAATTTTGCATGGCATTGCTACCGTCAACATCTTTAAAATCTGTTTTATGTGGCATTTGAATAAAGTCTGCATCGGTCGTATAAAATGCACGATTACCACCATGTTTAATTATTGCCTGACTATTAGCAATGAGTTGTTCTGTTTGTTCATGGTTGAATGTTGGTTTTACTATCTCTGGTGTTTGAGTTTGGTAACCGTCTATCTGGTCTGCATTGAAAATAGAAAATCCTTTTAAGATTGGTATAAATCTTTCTTCTTTTGTTTCTGCATCTTCTATTTTGATTTTATCAAAAAAGATTATATCAGTTGCCTTGCTACCTTTTTTAACTGTATGACCTTTAGATTGCCATTGCTTATAAGTTCCCCACTCATTAGACTGAAACCCATTTTTGAAACTACTTATAGCCGTTAAAAAAGTATTTGTTCCCTGATAAGCTTTTTTAGATACAATGTTATGATGTCCTGACATGGCATTAGTTGACCATGATTTCATCCAATCACTTCCCAAGTTTTCCATTTGTTCAATGACTGTATCTGTTATTATTTGGTATCTATCTTTTTTCATTGTTTTTACCTTTCATTGTTTTAAAAATTAATTGTAAAATATTTCTGTTTTATCTTCGTATTATATCCTTATATTACTATTAAAACGTATAGGCCTAGCATCCAACCAAGAATAGTAATAGAGCCGCCGATAAGTAAATGTATATCTTTCATTGTTTTATTTCCTTTATTGTTTGTTGTTTAATCATCTAAGTTAAAAGCATCTACTACGTCGTAATAATCCATAGCTTTAAGAGCATCTTTTTTACTGTTAGCTAAAATAACAATTTTATGCTCTTGTCCTCTATATGTGTAAAATACTAAAAATCTATCCATTGTATTATATCCTTTCATGTAAAGTTATTTTACAATAGATATATCATTAAAAACATATTGTCAACACTTATGAGTAAAATATTTTTACATCAATATAAATTAAATATATATGTTTACTGTCAACATTATATATGATAGTTAATATAGATATATAGGATTATGCAGGTATTAGGTTTTTGTTGTCTGGATTAGATTTTAGATTTTTTATGTGTTGTATTATAAATAAATATCATCAGACAGGCCTTACAAAGTCACACACAATCTGTAGTTTAGGCCTAGTGGGGGTATGTTTTAGACCTATGCACCCTGACCTGCGCTACCTCTCTGTATATGTGTTAATCAATACTATCCAACACACACTCAGGAGTAACTATGCCTAAGAGAAAGTTAGCTAAGAAGGAAGATATTATCTTAAAGATGATATCGGATGGGATAACGGTTACAAGTATATGTAAGGGTATGGGTATAAGTCGGTTTACCTTTTACAAGTATTTAAATGATAATCAGGATTTGAAGGAAGCATATCAATTGGCTAGGAGTAGTTATTCTTCTGAGTTTAGAAGTGACTATGAGAAATTACTGGTTGGGGCTGTTGTTGGTACGGCTAAAGTGGATGTGATAGCTTTGAAGGAGATGGGTGTACATAGTAGATGGTTAGAGTCAAAGTGTAACCCAGAAGAGTTTGGCGATACTTCAAAAGCCATGATGCAGTTGAAGAATGGAGATACTGAGATTAACATTGCTTGGATGACAGATGGCACAGGTAACGATACCGTATAAACCTCGTGCGTCTCAAGCTGAAATGCATAACAGCCTGAGACGCTGGAATGTTTTAGTCATGCACAGACGTTTTGGCAAGACTGTTTTTGCAATTAATCATTTAATTAAAGAATGTTTGACCTGTCCATTGCCCAGACCAAGGGTTGCTTTTATTGCCCCTACATTTACACAAGCTAAGAGAATTGCGTGGGATTATGTAAAATATTATGCCAGTGTAATACCAGGCGTAGCCTTTAATGAAACCGAACTGCGAGTAGATTTCCCCAACGGTGCAAGACTGATGTTGTTGTCTGCTGAGAACCCAGATGCCTTGAGAGGTATTTATCTAGACTTGGCTATCTTTGATGAATATGGAATGCAGAATCCAAGAGTATGGGGGGAGGTAGTACGACCAGCCTTGTCTGACAGAGAGGGGGCAGCTGTATTTTTGGGAACTCCTGCTGGTCATAATCATTTTTTTGATTTACTGCAACAGGCAAAGAATGAATGTGAAGAAGGCTCGGACAAGTGGTATTGGAAAACGGTGAAGGCATCTGAGAGTGGTATTGTAAAGGACGAAGAGTTAAAAGCTGCTAAACAGCAAATGACAGAGGAGCAGTTTGAGCAAGAATACGAATGTTCCTTTACAGCCAGTATTATTGGTGCGTATTATGGAAAGCTGATTGCAGAGGCAGAAGAGAGTGATAGAGTAACAAAAGTGCCTTATGACCCTTCAATGCCAGTGCATACAGCATGGGATTTAGGAGTGAATGATGCGACTGCTATTTGGTTTGCTCAGACGTATCGTGGTGGTGCGATACATATTATTGATTATTACGAGAACAGTGGAGTGGGTCTCGACCACTATGCGGAAGTTCTTAACAGGAAAGACTTCGTATACGGTGACCATCTCGCACCACACGACATCGAAGTCAGAGAACTTGGGTCTGGTAAATCGCGTCTGGAGACGGCTTTATCGCTGGGTATCAGGTTTAAGGTAGTACCTCGCATGAAAGTAGCAGATGGTATCAATGCAACAAGGATGTTGCTACCGAAGTGTTTTTTTGATAGAGATAAAACACAGGATGGTTTAGATATGTTACGACAGTACCGACAAGAGTGGGATGATAAGAAGAAAGTGTTTCGTGACCATCCACGACATGATTACACATCTCATGCAGCCGATGCGTTTCGATATCTGGCAACTGGGCTAGAGCAAAGAACACGAATGGTACGACCACCACAAACCGTTGCTGTCAATGAATATAATCCCTTTGCCATGTAAGGAGAAAGTAAATGAGTTTTCTAAGTCCACCTCGTACGCCACCACCACCTCCCCCACCTCCCCCACCACCAGAGCCAGATATGGAATTAGGCGCAGCCCTTGCTGAAGAAGGGGTTAGAAGACAACGAGCAGGGCGTGTTGGCAGAGGCTCTACCATTGTGGCTGGATTACTGAATCAGGATACTGGTACACGCAACACGATGATAAAATGATTGATGAAGAATTAAAAGCATTACTCAAGCGGTTTGATTATGTAGAAGACCAGCGTGATACATGGAACACGCACTACCAAGAACTCGCTGACTTCATGCTTCCCAGAAAAGCAGAGATTGTTAAAAAGCGTTCCAAAGGCGAAAAGCGTATGGAACAGATATTCGATGGAACAGCATTGCAAGCGGTTGATTTATTAGCATCGTCTCTGCATGGTATGCTGACGAGCGGTGCATCGCCTTGGTTTCATCTGGATGTAAAAGAAACCGATATAAATCGTGATGATGATGTACGAGAATGGTTGCAAGATACATCTATGCGGATGATGCGATTGTTCAATCAATCAAACTTTGAAACTGAAGTACATGAGTTATATGTTGATTTAGTTGTGTTTGGCACAGGCTGTATGTTTATTGAAATGGGGGAAGATAATCAGCTTCGTTGTTCCACACGACATATCTCTGAGTTTTACATACAAGAAGATTTACATGGTATGGTGGATACCGTGTATCGAAAGTATGAATCCTCTGCCAAAGCAGCAGTGCAGAGATTTGGAGAAGAGAATGTCGGAGAGCATATTTCAAAGGTATTTAAAAAGAATCCAGAAGAACCAGTTGAGATATTGCATATTGTAACCCCTCGTATGACACGAGATATCACTAAACGAGATAATGTGAATATGCCATTTGCTTCGGTGTATGTGTGCAATAAAACACAGATGATATTATCCGAAGGTGGCTTTGAAGAAATGCCGTTCATCGTACCCAGATTCCTCAAAAGCACAGGTGAAATCATGGGGCGTTCTCCTGCGATGACGGCATTACCAGATGTAAAAATGTTAAACCTGATGAGCAAAACAATCATTCAGGCAGCGCAAAAACAAATCGACCCACCGTTGCTTGTTCCTGATGATGGCTTTATGTTGCCTGTTAGAACACAGCCTGGCGGTTTAAACTTCTACCGCTCTGGCACACGAGATACCATCACGCCTTTGAATACAGGTAGCAATACCAATGTAGGTTTAAGTATGGAAGAACAACGAAGACAGGCCATTCGCTCTGCCTTTTATGTAGACCAGATACTCGTTGGTGGTTCTCCAAACATGACAGCAACCGAAGTCATACAAAGACAAGAAGAGCGGATGCGAGTCATTGGCCCTGTTCTTGGAAGATTAATGAATGAAATGCTACGTCCATTGATAGACCGTGTGTTTGCTTTAATGCTACGAGCCGATATGTTGCAACCAGCACCAGCATTAATACAAGGAAGAGATGTAGATATTGAATATGTATCCCCACTAGCTATGGCACAAAAATCCAGCAGCTTGAACAATACTATGAAGGCATTAGAGATATTAATGCCGTTGGCACAGGCACTGCCTGTAGGTGACCATATTGATCCAGATGGATTGGTAAGACACATTACCGATAGTCTGGGTGTTCCAAAGATGACATTGAAATCTCAACGTGAAGTAGATGCGATGAGACAACAGCGTCAGGAAATGCAACAAGCAATGCAAGAGCGTGAAGCATTATCACAAGATGTAGCCGATACCGCTCAAGCAGCACAAGCAGTAAGAATGGTAAGCAAATAATGACAGAAACACAGCAAACTGAGAATGAAGCCTATACACAAGAGCGAAGACAACAAGAAATTGAACAGCTCAGAGATATGTATACTCAGACATTTACATCCGAAAACGGTGTAAAAGTCTTTAATGATTTAGCCAATCGATGTCATGCAATGACAACGACCTATGTATCAGGAGATGCCAACGCATCTGCCTTTGAAGAAGGAAAACGTGCTGTTTTCTTACATATTAAAAACATGATAAATAAGGAGTAAAAATGGAAGAACAAGCAGTCGAACAGGTAGACCAGCCATCTACACCCACACTGGAAACACCAGCAGAGGTAGCACAAGGCGGTTCTGGTAACGATTTCTTAAACCAATTACCAGAAGAATTACGCTCACATCCAAGCCTGTCACCCATAAAAGATGTGGGTAATCTTGCTAAATCCTATGTGAATGCACAACAACTCATCGGTGCAGATAAACTAGCAGCCCCCAAAAACCCATCCGAAGAACAACTCACTAAAATACATCAGTATCTAGGTGTACCAGAAACAGCCGACAAGTACGATGTTGTCGTAGATGGAAACGTAGTAACAGAAGAAATTGCTAGTAATTTTAAGGGTATAGCACATAAACTTAATCTAACACCTAATCAGGTAAACGGTGTGATGGAGTATTACAAATCGACTGTAAATACATCACAAGAAGAGATTAGCCGACAACAGGAAAGTCTCAAAGAAGAAACCATTACCAATCTGAAAAAAGAATGGGGTCAGGCGTATGAAGATAAACTGGCTGGTGTCAAAGGATTGCTTGGTAAGTTTGGTGATTCTGATATTTATGAGTTACAACTAGCAAGCGGTTTGAAGTTTGGCGATGACCCACGAGTGATAAAATACTTCTCGCAGATGGCAGACTTTGTAAATAAATCTACAAGTGAGGATACAATTGCGGATGCAACACAAACACGCAAGCTAACTCCTGTTGAAGCACAAGCAGAAATTGATGCAATTATGAATTCACCCGAATATACCGATAAAAAGAACTATGTGGCACGACAAAGAGCCATATCTCGTGTAAGTGAATTGATGGAAATGGTACATGGATAAAGAGTCATTTGTTCTAGCCAGAAACGAATTAATATGTAATCTCTTGCAAACCTGTGCAAATAGAGATATTTTAGATACGAACCAGCTAAAAGACAAAGCAGACGTGCTTTGGGGTTGGGTTGTTAAGGGTAGCGATTTACATCGTCCTGAAGACAATCGGATAGACGATAGTTCTATGGCAACTAAAAAGCCTAGAGGTGTCCGTAAGGGTAGCACATCGACAACAGTATAAACGCAATTTGTGAAAGAAGGAGTATAGTATGTCTTCACAAGTCACAACCGCGTTCGTACAACAGTATTCTGCCAATGTGCAAATGCTGTCACAACAGATGGGCAGCCGTCTGCGTGATGCAGTTCGCATTGAGAATGTTGTCGGTAAGAACGCATTTATAGACCAAATAGGTAAGGCAACAGCGCAACTGCGTACATCTCGCCATGCCGATACACCACAACTTGATACCCCTCATGCAAGACGTAGATTAAGTTTAGCATCCTATGAGTATGCCGATTTAATCGATGACCAAGATAAGGTGCGTATGTTAATTGACCCAACATCTTTTTATGCACAAGCCGCAGCAGCAGCTATGGGTCGTGCAATGGATGATGTGATTATCGATGCAGCACTTGGTACAGCATCAACAGGTGAAACAGGTTCAGGTTCAGCAACACTTGACGCAACAAACAATATGGTAGGTTCAGCATCATCAAATGATGGTTTGACCATAGCCAAATTGCTTGAAGCAAAACGTAAGCTGGATTTAAATGATGTTGACCCTTCAATACCACGTTACATTGCAGTAGGGCCAAAGCAAATTGAAGATTTACTAGGCACAACTCAGGTGACCAGTTCAGACTTCAACACGGTAAAAGCATTAGCTCAAGGGGATGTAAATTCCTTCTTAGGCTTTGAATTTATCATGACAAATCGCCTAGATGTTGATTCAAATGATATTCGTTCCTGCTTTGCATGGGCTGAAGATGGGCTTACACTTGGTATTGGCAAAGATGTCTCTGCACGAATTGATGAGCGTAACGATAAAGGTTATGCAACTCAAGTGTACTATTGTATGGACATTGGCGCGGTGCGGATGGAAGAGTCCAAAGTCGTTAAAATCTTCTGTGATGAAACACCAGATTAAGAGTAGGAGATTAGAAAATGGCTAATGTAAACACAACCCTCGTTTCCAACATGTTGGCATTGCCCCAGGTGGCATCCCCATCTAGGACTTTGCATGGCGTGAAGCGAGTAGCAATGGGAACAATCGCACTAGCTGCTGGTGATTTATCTGCCACAGATACAGTGATGCTTGCTCCTATTCCTTCAAATGCAGCAATTGTAACCATCAAGTTATTTAACGATGACTTGGATTCTGGTACAACAAACACTTGTGACGTAGGTGTGTATTCGGAAAGTAACGGAACATTTACCGCACTGGATGATGATGCCTATGCGTCTGCAATCACTGACCTTCGTGCAGCCGTAGGTGGTGTTGGAACAGATGTTACCTATGAAGCACGAAACATAAACACAACAGGTCAGAGAGTATGGGAAGATGCTGGTCAAACATCAGACCCAGGTGGTTACTTGTTCATCGGATTATTGTTCGATGCAGCAGGAGACACGGCTGGTGATTTATCTTTCGTGATTGAGTATGTTGTAAACTAAACTGTGAGGGGCAGAGCAATCTGCCCTTCCTTTACTAAGAGGTGAGAGTATGTCTTCTGTTGTTGATATTTGTAATGAAGCTATGGATTTATTAGGGGCAGCTACCATTACATCTCTTGATGAAAACTCCAAAGAAGCAAAACTCTGCAATCGAAGATTTACTACCGTAAGAGACCAAGTATTACGCTCTCACCCTTGGAACTCAGCGATACGAAGAGCAACTCTTGCTAAAGACTCTGCTACCCCAGCATTTGGATTTACCAATCAGTTTTCCCTTCCTACTGACCCATTTTGTTTGCGTGTCTTATCATTCTTTACTGACAGTATTAATCAAGACATTGCTGCCTACGAAACACAGGTCATGTTTAAAATAGAAGGAAGAAAAGTATTATCAGATGAAACAGCCTGTAAAATTATCTATGTCGCACGAGTAACCGATACCGAAGAATATGATAGTTTGCTCTCAAGCACGATAGCACACAAACTGGCATCGGAAGTTGCCTATGCCATAACAGGAAGTGCATCGCTATCAGGTCAGATATTTCAGTTATACCAAGCACGATTATCCGAAGCCAAAGCTATGGATGCAATGGAAGGTGTACCAGATAGATTAACATCGAGCGAGTTTATTGACGTAAGAGTGTGATATGGCACGAGTATCAACCATTGTTACCAACTTCCAATCAGGTGAGTTGACACCCAGATTAGAAGGAAGAGTTGATTTACAAAAATATAATGCAGGGGTTCAAACCTTGCAGAATATGGTGGTCTTCCCTCAAGGAGGTATTACCAGAAGAACAGGAAGTTATTATGTACATTCATCCAAAGATGGCGGTGAAGTACGTCTGGTAAACTTTGAGTTTGGTGCAGATACCGCATCGGAAGAACCTGTATCCTATGTGTTGGAGTTTGGTCTCAACTATATTCGTTTTTACAATGATGAGGAAATACTCACCGAAGCAACAAAATCCATATCTGCAATTACAGCAGCAAATCCTGCGGTAGTCACCGCTTCTTCTCATGGCTACAGCAATGGTGATAGAGTATTTATCAAAGGCATTGTGGGTATGACAGAACTCAATAATAGAGAATTTACTGTAGCAGGAGCAACAACAAACACTTTTCAATTATCAGGTATTGATAGCTCTGCCTTTACAGCCTATTCTTCAGGCGGTACGTCTGGAAAAATCGTTGAGATAACCACTACCTATACCGTAGCACAGGTCAAAGAACTTACCTTTGCACAATCAGCAGATGTGATGTTTATTGCCCATCGCAGCCATGCACCAGCACAGCTTACACGAACAACAGCTACGTCTTTTACATTAGCGGATGTAGACTTTGTAGATGGCCCATACGAAGATGAGAATATTGGAACAACAACCATCACATCAGATGCGAATACAGGAACAGTCACACTTACCGCTTCGGCTGATTTATTTGCATCATCGGATGTAGGCTCATTGTTCCGATTCCGAGATATTGTTGAAGTGCAACATGATGCATGGTCTACGTCTGATAATTATTCACAGAATGATTTAGTACGACATAATGGTAATGTGTATAAGAAAACAGATGCAGGAAGTGGAGAATCTACAGGAGCGCAAGCACCTGTTCATACATCTGGCTCAGAGGTGTATGGAAATCATACATGGCAGTTTCAGCATAGTGGCACAGGGTTTGTTAAAATTACAGCCGTAGCAAGTGCTACATCAGCAACTGCTGTAGTGCAAAACAATTCGGTCAATGGCAATATTAATACACTTGTCTTGCCAAAAAATGCAACAGATGGAACAACACGATGGTCACGAGGTGCATTTAGCAGTCGAAATGGATTTCCAAGAGCGGTTGCGTTTTATGAAGAAAGATTGTTTTTTGCTGGTACAACCGCACAGCCACAAAGTATTTTTGGGTCAGTAACAGATGATTTTACCAATCATAGTCCTGGCACAAACGATGATGATGCCATTAATGTTACGATTGCATCTGACCAAGTAAATGTTATCAAGCACATGATACCAGGACGGTTCTTGCAAATCCTTACCACCAGCGCAGAGTTTACCTTATCAGGTGGTACGCAAGGGGCTGCGGTGACACCCACATCGGTAAATGTATTACGAGAAACCACATTCGGTACATCAAATGTACGACCACTTCGAGCAGGAGCAAGCACAATACTAGTGCAAAAAAGTGGTGAGAAAGTAAAAGAAGTTACCTTTGATTTAAATACGGATGGTCTGGTTGGAAGAGACTTAACCATATTAGGAGAACATCTTGCCAAAGGTGGCTTAATTGATATGGTATGGCAACAAGAGCCAGAATTGATTTTATGGTTTGTGCGCTCTGATGGTGTTTTGATAGGACTCAGTTATGACCCTGCAAACAATACAGTTGGATGGCATCAGCATCCGTTTGGAAACTCAGGAGTTGTTGAGAGTGTTACATCCATACCCAGTGGCACAGAAGACCAAGTATATTTATCGGTAAAGCGCACCATCAATAGCTCTACGGTACGACACATTGTGTATCTCAAATCATTTAATTTTGAGCAAAAAATACGAAATGCTTTCTTTTTAGATTCAGGGGTTACGTTTCAGAATACCGCTAAAACCATTACAGGTGTGTCTCTGTCAACCGACCAAGTAAGCAGTGTTACCATCGACCATCAAACACTGACGGTTACATCCTCCTCTCATGGATTTAGCAATGGAGATACGGTGATTATTGAAGATGTCGTAGGCATGACAGAACTGAATGGTGATAGTTTTACGGTGTTTAATTCACAAACAAATACTTTTGAATTAGCAAACCCAGCAACTAAAAGCATCAAATCAATTACTAAAGCAAACCCAGCTAACATCAATATTGATAATCATGGTTTTGCGACCAATGACCAAATAGCAATTTTTGATATTGTAGGCATGACAACCGTTAATAACACAGGTGTTATTGTTACCAAAGTAGATGATAATAATTTTACGATTGGTGTTGATTTAAGTGCAGCAAGTGGTTTTCCATCAGCAAAAGTAAATAATGGAAGTGGCATCAGTAGCGGTGCTACGGTGATTGATATTGATACTGTTTCAGGTACAATATCAACAGGCATGGTGGTAACAGGCACAAACATAGCTTCTGGAACAACGGTTGTTGCATTGGCTGGTCAATCAAAAATTACCTTATCTACTGGCACAACAGGGGCGATAGCCGATGATGCTGATTTGGTATTTTTGCCTAATAGTGGTGTGGTGCGTAAAGCAACCAACGGCACACCGTTTACAACTTACATATCAGGTGGTGAAGTTCGCAAAAAAATATCGTCTATTACAGGAGTCAATCACTTAGAAGGTGAAACCGTAGCGGTATTAGTAGATGGAGCAAGCCATGCGGATAAGACTGTTACAAATGGTAACATTACACTTGATAGAAGTGGTGGTGTCATTCATGTGGGCTATAATTTTGACTCATTGGTTGAAACATTGCGTATGGAAGCTGGTGCAGATGATGGTATATCACAAGGAAAAATCAAACGCATACATGGTGTAACGGCACGATTCATTGATACCGTTGGAGCAGAAACAGGGCCAGACTTAAATAATCTTGACCGTATGCCATTTCGTGATAGTAGTATGCCTATGGATGGAGCAATACCTTTGTTCAATGGCGATAAAGAAATATTTTTTCCATCTGGATATGATAATGATGCCCAAGTCATCATACGACAAAATCAACCATTGCCTATGACGATACTGGCGATTATGAGAAGGTCTAATACATTCGATGCTTAAATTAAGAACTTTTGATAAAAAAGATATTGAAAACATAGACTTAGACTTTGTTATTGAAAAACAACATAAAGATGCATTTGTTGCGCCAGACCAGGTGCATGGTTATACATTAACTGATGATGATGTAATATTAGGCATGGGTGGTATTCACAAGATGTGGGGAAGAGTTGCAGAAGGTTGGTTTTTTATATCAAAGCAAGGTAAGATAAAATACAAGTCAGTAGTAAAACACACGTATTATATGTTTGATGTGATTGAAACAGAGAATGAATTGGATAGAATACAGGCAAGTGTTTCAGCAGATGACCCAACAGCTATACGATTTGCAAAATGGTTGGGCTTTGAAAATGAGGGTTTGATGAGACAATATGGTGTAGATGGCGGTGATTATTACCGCATGGCGAGGATAAAGTAATGCCTGATGGTGGATTAACAGCATTAGCCGTAGGTGGTCAAGGTCTTGGCGGTATCATGGGTTCAAAGGGAAACCAAGCTGCTGCTCGTGCTGCACAACAGGTAGCTGAATATAATGCACAGCTTGCTGAAAACGAAGCAATCCTTTTAGCAAGACAGAAAAGAGAAGAAGAAGCTGCGCTTAGAAGACAGTCAGACAGGCTTATAAGCACACAAAGAGTGGCAACAGCTACCTCTGGTATCAGAATGTCAGGCAGTCCATTACAAGCACTAGCAGACGCTTATTTCAACACTGAGAAGGATGCAGCACGAATACAATATGCATCGAGTATTCAGCAGATGCAAAAAGAGTCTGAAGCAACCTTATCACGGCTTGAAGGACAAGCAACAGCCCAAGCACTTCGAATACAAGGACAACAATCACTACTCGGTGGATTTACCGATGCAGCAGCAACAGGAGCAACTTTAATTGCCTAAAATACCGTTATATAATGAAGGAACAGGGCCAACACAAGGATTAGCTGCTGGTCAGTTATCACCACGAGCAAGTACATCAGCCTTTACCGCACCAGGCAGAGCCTTTGCAGGGTTTCAGCAAACATTATCAAAAGCAGGAAAGGTAGCTGCTGACTTTGCATTAGCTGAAAAAGATGCCCAAACTACAGAAGCAAAAAGTGATATGACTATCGCTCTTAAAGAAGAATGGCAAACTTATAACAGAAATGATAAATCACAAACTGTTTCAGATTATCAAAACTTTGCAGGTGATTTTCAGAAAGATTTGAAAACAAGACTTTTTAGTTCCTATGAAAACTTTACACCCAAACAAAAATCTGAATTATCAAGAACATTTGATGAGTTATCTTTAGGTTTTTCATCGGCAGGAGCAAACATTGCTTTCACAAGGCAACAAGCTAATAGAGCAAATAAAGCCAACAAAGATATTGAAACACACATGGAATTGATGCGTTCTGTGAATCCACAAGACGCAGTATATACATATTATGAGTCATCTTTAAAAAAAGCATTTGAGGATTTTAGACTTCAAGGATTAAAAATTAAATATGACGAAACAAAAGTATTCCAAGATATTAAAAAAGGAAACACAGAAGCAGCGATTGCAGCCGCCACAACTCCTCAAGAATTAGATGCTATTTTGAAAGAAAATGAAAAAGACAATACAATTAGCTCGACTGCAAAACAACAAATTAGAAATCTAGTTAATGTAAAGAAAACAAAAGTTGAAACAGAACTAAAAAAAGAAGTTGTCGAGCAGTTTTTTACTGCGATAGCAGATGCGCCTGATGATTTAATTTTAAAGGCAGATGAAGAACTTTTTGACCGTATAATAAAAGGTGAGCAGCTTGGAGCTATTGATTTTAGTGTTCTTGAAGGACCAGAAAGAGATAGATTAGTTACAAGAATTAAAAGAGAACAATCAAGTATAAAAGCAGAAAATACAGAGCAAATCTTAACTTCTTTGAGACAAATTGTAGATGGGGCATCGGTTGCTCAACTTAATGCGGAAAAGGACAATGTAATTCAAAACACAGGTTTATTTCAAGGAAACGACGATGATAATTTAAGAACGAAAGCTCTTGCAATCATTAATTCAGAATTAAATCAAAAAGAAGATAAAGTAAAAGAACAAATAAATGTAAATCAAAAAAATATTATTGATAGTCTTTCAATTTCAAAAGGAAGTATTAGCGAAGAATTAAAAGAAATTATTAATGAAACGGAAAATCTTTACATTTCAATGGAAGATACAGAAGGTGCGGAAGCATTTAGAAAAACCATATTGTCGGCACAAGAAGCTGGAAGTTTATTTAAAGATATTGAGTTTTCAAACACAACCGACATAAATAGAACCATTAATGAACTTAATCAAGAAGTAAGGGAGCTTGCAAAAACTAATCCAGAAAGAGTAACGGAAAAATTAAATACGATAAAAATTCTGGGTAATATGCTAGAAACTAGAAATCAAGCAATTGCGACTGACCCTGTAAGATACTTACAAGAACAAAAAGGAGAGCTTAATACATTTCAAAGAATTAGTTTTCAAAGACAATTAGGTATTGCAGAAATAGACATACGACTTACGACAGATGCCGAAATGTCTGTATTTAAAAATCAATATGATTCTGCTGAAGATTACAATGAAAAGTCACGAATTGGAAATGAGTTCATCAACTCATTTGGCGAAGAAAATAGCGCAATGGTTTTAAGAAACATGATGAACCGAGGTGTTATTACAATCGTTGATAACATTATTATAGCTAATCCAAATAACGCATATATGTTTGATGTTGATGCAGCAAATTCTGTTGAGTCTGTTAAAAGATTTAAACAAGAACTTACAACGGACCAAAGAGATGCCACAACAGAAGCAGTAAGACAGGAATTAAGTGATTATTCAAGAAGTATTATTGGTGGAGGTTTTGAAGATGTGCTTCAAAGAACGGCTACTGATAAAAGGGCTGCTCATGTGTTTGCAATGAGAGATGTTGTTAAAAATACAGCTTTTTACTATATGTCGATTTCGGATATTGACCCAAAAGAAGCAGCAAAAAAAGCAGCCGATGCTGTAATTAATAGCCAATATTCTTTCATTCAAGTCAAAAATAATTCTGTAAGATTAAAAAAAGGCTTAGATGGATTCAAAGAACAAATAGGAACTTTGTTAGAAAAATCGATAGGTGATTTAGAAAAGAATTACTTGCTTGATATTATTGAAGTTCCAACGCAAGTAGGGATTCAAGAATCTATTACAGATGAGGAATATATTACAGATATTATTAACGAGGGAAGATGGGTAACAACAACAGATAACTCTGGTGTGTATCTTATTGATAAAACAGGTAATCTTGTTCGCAGAAAATCTGATAATCAACTTTTATTTATTGAAGTTAAATTTAGTGATTTGATTAGCGGTGCTACCCAGTTACAAGAAAAACAACAACAGTTATCAAAAATTTTAAACCCAGGGACAGCAGATAGACAATTTATTAATAATCCATTGCAGTTTATCGGAAAATTATTTTAATGGTTGAGATATATATTCCAGAACAAGAATATGACCCAAATATATCTGAAAAATATTTCAGCACAACAAAAGTGGGTTCGCTAGATGTTTTGGGTGCAACATTAGACCAACACTTCTATTACAACCCATTGAATGTTGCTGATAGGTTTTTTGAACAAAGACAAGCAGAAATAGAAAGAGGTAAAATATTATCTCCAGATGAGTATAAAGAGAGTGAATATTATAGACCAGGGATAGAAGTTGGCCCTCAAGGAATGAAAGAGGGTGTTGCAAAACTGCTTGCTGAAAGACAAGACAAAAGAGATGCTTTTAATTTGACATTAAGTAGGTCAAGAGGGGGTTTTCGATTAGGTGCATTACAATTCGCAACAGGAATAGCAGCAAGTTTACTTGACCCCATAAATATTGCAGCTGCGTTTTTGCCTGTTGTCAGTACAGCTAGGGCTGCAAGTTTTGCTGCTCGTTATGGAAAAACTGGCGGTAGATTTGCAACAGGTGTGACAGATGGTGTTGTTGGTGCTTCGTTATTAGAAATACCTATCAACTTACAAGCCAATTATGAACAAGATAATGATTACGGTCTTATGGATAGTTTTCTTAATGTTACATTTGGCGGTGTTATGGGAGGAGGGCTTCACGTAGGTTTTGGAAAATTATCTGATAGAATAAACGCATCAAAGCAAGAAATACGAGACCAGGCTTTAACAACATCTGTTGCTCAAGCAGTCAATGACCAAGAGATATCTGGAGGTAATTTACATCAAGCAACCGTAAATCTTGCAACAGAAAATATTATAAGAAGAGCAAAAAGAGTAAAAGATGTAGACCCAACAGTTCGTTCTGTTGAAAGAACATTTGATAAAGATGGAAATGTAAAAGCAGAAATAGTTGTTAAAGATGATGCTCCTGGTATTGAAGAGATATCGGTTTTTAAAACAAAAGGAAAATCACTACCAGAAACCCTAAAAGTAAAGAAACCAAAAACACTTATTCAATTCGTCAAAAGTGAAGGAGGAATATCAACAAAGGATCCTAATATTGGGGATGTAAAATCTATTTTTGATAAAAATTATTTTTCAATCGCCAAGACAGAAGCAAAAGGCGGAAAAAAATTAGAAGAATTAATTACACGAGCGAGAGAAGAAGGGTATATCCCAGAGTCATTTGATGGAGATATAGATGATTTTTCTGTGGCGGATTTTTTAGATTTATTATCAGAAGATTTACATTCAAGTTCTGTTTTTTCACAATTTGATTCCGCTCAAGTTTTAGAATTTGAAAAAGCAAAAGAACTTTTAGATTTAGCTGACTTTTATAAAATAAACCCAGCAGGAATGACGGATGAAACTTTTCTAACTGTTTTGTCTGAATCAATAGACAGACAAGAAAGAATTGACTTTGCTACAGCACAAAGACAAGGCGATTTAACAGAACAAGAATTTTACAATTTGAGGGACCAAGCCTTAGCGGAAGATTATAATCTTGGGAATATGGTGGACCAAAAAGAAGTTTTGCAAGAAATGGACGCTGCTTCTGATGCCATTGAAGAGTTAGCGTTAAATGAATTACTTGCAGAATCAGAACTTCTACTGAGAGATTTAGAAAATTCAGAAATACCAATACCCAGCGAGTTTGCAAGAGAGATAGAAGCGGCAGATGATTTAATTTCTAAGTCAGAAAATTTTGAAGAAATTACAAGACTTGCTGCTGAATGTATGAACAGGAATTATAAACGATGACAAAAATATGTTTAACAAATCTTCAGCAAGTATCAAAAAAATACGATTTTCCGTTATTGAAAGAAGAATTGCAAGATATCTTAGATGTAATGGAACAAAGAATTGAAAAGCGTGGTGGCGTTATCGGAGACGAAACACTGAAAGATTTATATGCAGAAGCAATAGAAATCACAAAACAAGCAAAAATATCTGCTGCAATACAAAAACGAAATCAATTAATTAACGCCAGAGCATATAGAAATATAATGAACGTCATTCGCACAGAGCCAAGCAACCCAGGAAAGGCATTATCAGCTTTAATGGTCGGAGATGCAAGACGTGGTTTATATAGTGTAGATGCAAAACAACAGGCTATCATGTCTGACCATTTAGGAATACTGGCAGCAGAACTTAAAAGAAATGATTTGATTAAATTGTTTCAAGCTAATGAATTAGATGCAGAAATATATAGAGAATTGTTTGATGGGCTTGGTTCAAGTGGCAGTAAAGAAGCAAGGCAAATAGCAGAAGCGGTGCGAAAAATTCAAAAAAGATTACTGGATAGAAAAAATAGAAATGGTGCAAATATTGGTGAATTAGAGAATTATGTTGTTCGTCAGTCACATGACCCAATACTTATAAGAGGAAAGGGCACAGCGGTTGATAAACAAAACTGGATAAATGACGTTAAAAATTTTATCAATAGAGAGCAAACATTCAAACATAAACCACCGAGAATGGGTGAAGATGAGTTTCTTGGCAATATTTATGATAATTTAGTTACAGGAAACCACCAAAAAACAGATGCTATTTATAGTGATGACGGCATAATAGACCAGTTGTCTCAGTTTACAGGCCCAAGAAACTTAGCAAAAAAATTAAGCAGCGAAAGAATATTGCATTTTAGGGATGGCAAATCTGCTTTTGCTTATGCAAACAAATATACTCGAATGACATTTTCAGAAGCAGTAATAAATTCAATTACCCATGATGCACAATCTATTGGATTGCTTGAAACTTTTGGTACAAACCCACAAAATATGTTTAAAAAAGTATTAAGCGATATGCAATCTGAAGCAAAATCTAACCCAGCAATATTTAGTAAAATCAACGATAGAATTTTAAAAAATCAATTTGCAGAATTAGATGGCACAACAAGAGCAAGAGGAGCAGGTCAACCAGTTTGGGGTCTAAATGTAGATTTTGCAGGAATATCTGCTGGTGTAAGAATGGTTCAAAACATGGCAAAACTAGGTTTTGCAACCATATCGTCAATCTCTGATTTAGGAACAAAGGCAGCTTTTATAAATTCAAATACACAAAGAGGTATATTTGGTTCGTATGCGAGAGCCTTCGCTGATACGTTTAGAATGTTTGAAACTAAAGAACAAAAAGAATTAGCTTATCTTTTGAATGTGGGTGTTGAAAATATGTTAGGTGATGTTCACGCACGATTTGGTGCAAATGACAGCGGACCTGGAAAAATTGCTAAATTACATCAAACATTTTTTAAATTAAATGGAATGACTTGGTGGAACAATGCACAAAAAACAGGTATCGCAAGAATGTTATCAGCAGACTTAGCAAATTATGCAAATAAAAGTTTTGATAAAATACCACCAGAAACCCAAAGATTACTCAGACTTTACAATATTGGAAGAGATGATTGGAGTTTGGTAAGACAATTAGATATGAAAGCATTGGATGGTAAGAAATATCTTATCCCAAAAGAAATTGATAATTTATCAAATCAAAGTATAGACCCAATTATAAGGGACAGAGAAAATACATTAGATATTACAGACAAAATGAGAGTGCAATTTAAAGATGATTTAAGAACTAAATTTGCTTCTTATCTAACGGATAGTGCAGATACAGCTATACCTACACCTGGGGCAAGAGAAAGAGCAATTATGAATCAAGGATTGCCACGAGGAACGGTTGGCGGAGAGGCAATCAGATTAATTATGCAACTCAAAGGATTTCCAATAACGTATATTACTAAGGGTATGAGTAGGCAGCTTGCTACTGGCGGCATAGTTGGTTTAGCAAAAATGATGGTTGGTACAACAATGATGGGATATTTAGCCAATGCTACAAAAGATGTTTTGAAAGGTAGAGACCCTCAAGAAGTGTTTGGAGAGAATTATACACTTAACACAGAAACACTAACACGAGCTTTTGTGCAAGGTGGCGGTGCTGGTATTTATGGGGATTTTATTTTTGGCGAATTTAATCGTTATGGTCAAAGTCCTCTTGAAACATTTGCTGGTCCAACACTGGGAACAGCTGCTGATATTTTAAAAATATTTGCAAAATTTAGAGATGGTGATGATGCTTCTGCATCTACAGTAAGATTGGCTTTGAGAAATACACCATTTATAAATTTATTTTATACAAAATTGGCATTAGATTATTTATTTGTTTATGAATTGCAAGAATTTGCAAACCCAGGGTATTTAAAACGTATGGAAAAAAGAATGGAAAGAGAAACAGGTCAAGAATTTTACATACCACCAAGTCAGTTTGTAAACAGGTACTAAAACTTTGCTGACACATAAAAATAAGGTATAAGAAAGTAAGTAGGAGTAGATATGACAGTCAGTAGCACTACAACAAAAGTCAGCTATAGTGGTGATGGCACTACCTCTGCTTTTGCCTATAGCTTCAAAATATTTAATGATAGTGATTTAGTTGTTATTGTCAGAACAGATAGCACTGGTGCAGAAGTAACTAAAACCATTAATACCGATTATCTTGTAAGCAATGCTGGTGAGTCCGATGGTGGTACAGTTACCTTTAAGTTTGATACAGGCAACTCAGGCGATAGTAACTACGATACAACAGACAGAAGACCACAAAGCGGTGAGACGGTGTTGTTAAAACGTGTAATGACACTTACGCAAAACACAGACTATACACCCAATGATAGCTTCCCAGCAGCAGCGCATGAGGAAGCACTAGATAAACTAACCTTTATTCAACAACAACAGCAAGAAGAAATAGATAGAACATTTAAGTTTGCACAAACCGATACAGGCACAATAACCATTCCGACTTCCACAGAAAGAGCTAGTAAATATTTAGGGTTTGATACAAATGGTGATGTGATTGCGGTGTCTGGAACAGCCGATGTTACACCAATATCCACGTTTGCTGCTACAATCGTAGATGACACCAGCGCATCTGCGGTAAGAACCACAATAGGTTTAGGTAATTTAGCAACCCTTAATACCGTAGGCTCATCACAAATCGATACGAATGCTGTTACAGCAAGTGAGTTGAATATATCTGGCAATGGCACATCTGGTCAGGCAATCACCTCAGATGGAGATGGTTCGTTTAGTTATACTACATTAGCGGTTGGTTTTTCTTCTGGTATGGTAATACCTTTTGCTGGTACATCTGCTCCTACTGGCTTTTTATTGTGTGGTGGTCAGGCTGTAAACACATTTACCTATAAAGATTTACACGCTGTTATATCCAATACCTATGGTGGCGATGCATATAATGCAGGTGTTACTGACCAGTCAGGCGCAACTACCACATTTAACTTGCCAGACTTACAGGGACGTGTTGTTGCTGGTAAAGATGATATGTCTGGCTCATCTGCTAACCGTCTAACTGACCAAACAGGTGGTTTAAATGGTGATACATTAGGTGATACAGGTGGTGCTGAGACACACACACTAACAGTAGACCAAATTCCATCTCATGCTCATAGTGGTGTACTCACAGGTTCAAGCACTGGGGATAGATATCAAACAACTACAAGCTCAAGCGCACCGAGACCAATTACCTCTACTTCAAGTGGTAGCACAGGTTCTACAGGTGGTGGACAAGCACACAACAACGTACAACCAACAATTATTCTCAACTATATTATAAAGACCTAAAACCATGACAGTTACAACAACGACAACAACAAATACATATACAGGCGATGGTACAACTACTGCATTTAGTTTTACCTTTGAGATATTAGAAACAACAGACATCAAAGTCATTGTGGTCACAACGGCTACAGGTGTAGAGTCTGTTAGGTCTATAGGAACAGGAAGTACAAACTATGCAGTAACAGGCACTGGTAATGTTAATGGTGGTACAGTTACGTTTGTGACTGCGCCTACGGCAAGTGAAACTGTATTTTTGATGCGTAATATGGCATTTACACAGCCTACCGATTACAGAACCAATGACCCATTTCCAGCAGAAACACACGAGAATGCACTCGACCGAATGGCTTTGCAAATACAGCAAGTAAGCAGACGATTAGACCGAGCCTTACTCAGACCAGAATCCGATACTACATCTGGTGCATTACCACATAATATAGACCTCAAGGGTGGTGTGTTAAAATTTAATTCAAGTAGTGGTGTGCCAGAAGCAGATAGTAGTCTTACAGATGTTGCCACCTCATCAGCAAATGGATTGATGTCTAGCAGTGATAAGGCAAAACTTGATGGTATTGAAGCAAGTGCCACAACAGACCAGACAGCATCTGAAATATTAAGTGCTATCAAAACAGTGGATGGTGCATCATCAGGATTGGATGCAGATTTGCTAGATGGTCAACAAGGTAGTTATTACCTGGATGCAAGTAACTTCTCAGGTCTTGGCACAGTGGCAACACTGAATGTCGGTATTGGAAACAATAACATACCAAAGTTTACATCAGGTGTTGCTGACAATGACTTTCTGAAAGTAGATGGTAGTGTTATTGAAGGAAGGAGCGCATCAGAAGTAGTAAGTGACTTAGGGGTTATTACGGCTGATAGCACAACTACGTTGACCAACAAAACAATCGATGTTTCTCAGCTATCAGGTACAATAGCAAATGCAAGACTAGACGCACAACTACAAGATGTAGCTGGTTTGGCGGTTACAGATGGTGGATTTATTGTAGGAGATGGCTCTAACTTTGTGCTTGAAACTGGTGCTACGGTTAGAACATCACTAGGACTTGGTACGGCCGCTACGTTAGACACAGGCATATCGAATACAAATATTCCTAAGTTTACGAGCGGTGTAGCAGATAATGATTTTCTTAAAGTAGACGGCACAGCAATAGAAGGACGTTCCGCTGCGGAAGTATTGTCAGACATTGGCGGTATTACAGCAAGTTCTACGGATACTTTGACAAACAAAACCATTGATGCATCACAACTATCTGGCACGGTTGCAGACGCAAGACTACCAGCGTCCATATCCTCTGATATTACTGGCAATGCTGCTACTGCTACGCTTGCATCCACAACAACGGTAAGTGATAGCACAGCTAATACAAACTTTCCTGTTGTGTTTCACGATGAGTCCAATGGATTATTGGATGATACTGGTGCATTGCGATACAACCCATCGACAGGGGAGTTACTTGTACCGAAGCTAACAGTTGCTGGTACAACTACAACCGTTGATACAGTGACGATGAACGCAGCCAATGCTATCATTTTTGAGGGTGCTACGGCTGACGCTCATGAGACTACGCTTACGATTACCGACCCAACGGCTGATAGAACAATCACGCTTCCAAATGCGACAGGTACAGTTTTGCTTGCCGATGGAGATGGTTCTAGCCTTACTAACGTAAACGCAACCACCCTTGATAGCCTAGACAGTACATCATTCCTACGCAGTGATGCGGCAGATACCAAGACCTCTGGTAATTTACATTTTAGTGATAATGTCAAAGCTACGTTCGGTGATACATCTTCACCTGATTTAGAGATATTCCACGATGGAAATTCAAGTTTAATAGATGATAGGGGAACTGGTTCATTATTCATAAGGTCTTCTCAAGTTAATATTCAAAATAACCCAAGTGAGTCATCAAGAGAAAATATGGCAACATTTGCAGAAAATGGTGCAGTCACACTCATGCATGATGGAGCTGTTAAATTTTTTACCACATCTTCTGGTGCGACAGTAACAGGTACGTTAGTAGCTGATGGTGTAGACTTAGATGATAATGAAGAGATAAGACTAGGTTCATCTCAGGATGGCGCAATAAGACATACTGGCTCTAATTTACAAATATTTGAAACTACTGGTGGTATTCAAATTACAAATTTTGCAAATGATTTAGATGTAGATATTAGAACAGATGATGGAAGTGGTGGTACAGCATTATACTTTAAGGCTGATGGGTCAACAGGTGCATCTGAATTATACAATTATGGAAATTTAAAATTAGCAACAACCTCGACTGGTGCGACAGTAACAGGAGTTCTTACTGCCGATGGCGTTGATGTAGGCGATAATGAGAAATTGAGACTAGGAGCATCTCAAGATTTAGAGATATTCCACGATGGGTCAAACAGTGCAATAATAGACCAAGGGACTGGTGGGCTATTCATTAGAGGAACAGCAATAAACATAGATGATTCCTCTTCCAATGATTATATTACTGCAACAGAGGGTGGAGCAGTTACATTATTCCATAATGGTTCTGCAAGATTAATCACGACTAGCACTGGTGCGAAGGTAACAGGTGGAACTGGTGATGGTGTTCTTATTATTGAGGCTGACACAGATAATGTAAATGAAAGTGATACTGCATTACTTCAACTTAGCCAAGATGGGGGTCTAGTTAATGCGTATATAGGTTTCGATGGTGTTAATAACTTATTCATCAAAGGCACTAGCACTGGAGATATTCAGCTTTTAACTGCAACTGGTGAGGTGTTAGCTAAAGGTACTGGAAACGGTGCGTTTGAACTTTATCACGACAACAGCAAGAAGCTAGAAACCACATCAAGCGGTGCGACAGTCACTGGCACTTTACAAGCTGAAGCAAACAACACTTCAAGTGCTGGTTTGGTATCTATTCAACAAAGTGGCACAGGTGATGCTAGTATTAATTTTGCATTAGTTGGTACTAAAGGTTACAGCATAGGCATAGATAATTCAGATTCGAATAAATTTAAAATATCTAGCTCAGAAACAATCGGTACAAATGATATTTTAGAAATAGACACATCTAATAATGCCACTTTGAATGGCGACCTCACCCTTACATCAACAGACGCTGGTGCTACCGAAAACCCCACACTAGACCTATTTAGAAACAGCGCAAGTCCAGCAGTAAATGATGTAATAGGACACATTACTTTTTCTGGTGAAAATGATGCTAGTCAAAAAACTACTTATGCAGAAATTGAAACAATAATTACTGATGAAACTGATGGAACTGAGGATAGTTCCGTAAAATTTAACGCAATTAGAGGTGGAAGCAGTACAACTTATTATCAAATAGGTTTTGGGGTAAATCAATTTCATAAAGACGTTTTGATAGAGAGTAGTGACGCTGGTGCTACAGAAAACCCAACTTTAGATTTGTATAGAAACAGTGCTAGTCCAGCCGATAATGATGTACTAGGACACATACACTTCTCAGGCGAAAACGATGCTGACCAAAAAGTTATTTACAATGAAATAGAATCTAGATTGATTGATGCCTCTGATGGTACAGAAGATGGTAGATTAGTTATCAATACCATGACAGGCGGCTCATTGATAACTCATTATTCAACAGGATTTGGTTTTAATCAATTTCACAGAGAGGTTCTTTTAGCATCAGGTATAAATCTCCAATTTGAGGGGGCAACATCTGATGGCGTAAGAACCACACTGACTGTTGCCGACCCAACTTCTTCTCGCACCATAACATTACCCGATGCCTCTGGCACTGTTCAAGTTACCAGTTCATCAGACAGACGCCTAAAGAAAAACATAGAACAAGCACAATCTGCATCACAGAAAATAGATGATATCAATGTCTATCAATTCGACTGGATAGAAGATGGCAAGCATGAGGATTTCGGTGTTGTAGCACAGGAGATGCAAGAGGTATTTCCTGACTGTGTAGCAGTACAAGACCCAGAGACAGGCTATCTTGGCATTGATTACAGCAAGCTCGTTCCTGTGTTGTTAAAAGAAATTAAAGATTTAAGAGCAAGAGTTGCTGATTTAGAGAATAAAAATGGATAAGTTAACAGCACATGAGATGATTTGCGAAGAGCGTTACAGAGGTTTGGTTGAGAAACTAGAAGATATGAACAAGCGTATGTGGCGATTAGAAGGATTGACAATGGTATCAACAATTGCTGTTGTAGGAGCAGCCGTAACGGTTGTTACGCTGATAGTGTAATGGTTGACCCAGTAAGTGCAATGGCAATAGCTGGAGCAGCTTTTAACACACTAAAAAAGGGCGTAAGCATAGGCAGAGATATAGAGTCGATGGGCAAAAGTCTTTCGCAGTGGATGAGTGCGGTGTCAGACATAGACAGAGCGCATCACGAAGCCAAAAACCCACCGATATTTAAGAAAATATTTAATGCAAAAAGTGTTGAAGAAGAAGCGATAGAATTATTCACTCAGAAGAAACAATTAGAGAACCAAAGAGACCAACTCAGGGTTTTAATAAGTAGTATGTGTGGGCCAAATGCCTGGCAAGAATTGCTGCGTATGGAAGCTGATATCAGAAAACAACGCAAAGAAACATTGTACGCACAACGAGAAGCCAGAAAACAGTTTGTAGAGGTTATTAGCATTATCTTTCTTGTGTTAACAGTTGCTGGGTTTTTTATATTTATTTTTTATCTTTGGCATAATAGAGGTTCATTTTGATACAGAAGAAATTAGAAAAAGATAGTAAATACAGTTACTTAGATGCCGATGGTGATGGTATAGTTGATGATGATGAAATGCGTTTGCATGAAATGGAAATGCAGGATAAAAAAGAAAATGCACAACTACGAAAACTTACTGCACAAAGACGCATGGCAACAGCCGTATTATGTTTTATGGCAATCTATACTTTGTTGATGTTCGCACCGTTCATTCCAGATACACGCATCAAACTGCTGACCGACTTGTCAAACTTGCTATATATAACAGGCGGTGGTATCGTAGGAGCATACATGGGTGTTTCCGCATGGATGAGTAAAAAGTAATGCTATCTATTGTAGGTAAAATATTAGGTTCAGATAAAGTCTTAGCAAAAGGCATGGATTTGATTGACTCTATGCACACTTCTGAAACAGAAGCAATCGAAGCAAAGACGGCTCAAAAAGTAGAGCTATTAAAAAATTATGCACCATTTAAAATTGCACAGAGATACCTTGCTTTGATGTTTGGTGGTACATTTCTTTTATCTTTCTTCCTTGTATTAGGAATGACTTTATTAGGATATGGCAATACATTTTTAATAAGAGGCATTCTTGATGATTTTTATATTGGTGAAATTATGTTATTGATAATTGGTTTTTATTTTGGCGGTGGGTTAGCTGAATCAATACGAAGGAAACCAAAAGAATGAGAAAGTTTGCCAAAGTTCCAAAGACAAAAGGTGGTGTACCAAAGAAGTATGTACGAGGTGCAAAGAATCCAAAGGCACGAGAAGCAGAAATAAAGCGTACTGCTAAACTGTATCGACAAGGTAAACTGACACCAGCGATGATGGATAGAATTAGCAAGATAAGGAGCAAAGGATGAGCAAAGCAGCCGTTGTAGCAAAGTATTCTAAGTCATCTGGTATATCAAAAGCAACATTAGGCAAAGTATATCAACGAGGGCTAGGTGCATATTATTCTGCTGGTAGTAGACCCAAAGTATCAGCGCATCAATGGGCTGCTGGAAGAGTACGGTCATTTGCAACAGGTAAAGGTGGCGCACGAAAAGCAGATGCGGATTTAATTAGAGGTGGCAAAAAGAAAAAGGCGAAAAAGAAATGATGACGAAACAGCAAAAAGCAAAGGTCAAAAAGGTAGCATCAGGCTTGCGTAAAGCATCACGTTCACACGCTGGACAAGCCAAAACATTACAATCTTTGTTGAAAAAGAAAGGTAAAAAGTAATGACGTATTATTATAAAAATGGTGCGCCATATACAGGCGATACACATGAAGTAGAAGATGGTAGTGTTTTTACAGAAAAAACACATAGTACAACAAGCAAACGTATATTTAGAATAGAAGAGTTGTCTGTAAAACCACAACCCAAACCTAAAACTGTAGCAAAGAAAGCAAAGAAAAATGCCAGGTAAAAAACTATCACCAAAACAAATGAAGATAGCCAGAGTAGCATCACCAAGAGATAAAATTACAGGTGCTGATTTTAAAAAACTTAGAAAAGGCAAAAAGAAAAATGGACGTGGATAAACTGCGAGAGCAGTTAGCCGAAGACGAAGGCTGTAAATACGAGATATATCTTGACCATCTGGGGTTGCCTACATTTGGTATTGGACATTTGATTACCAAAGACGATCCAGAATGCAATATGCAAGTCGGTACAGTGATTGAACAGAGTCGTGTGCAGTCTGCTTTTAATTTAGATATTACTGTTACGATAGAAGATTGTCACAGACTATACAAAGACTTCAACGAACTACCAGAGGAAGCACAGTTAATTATAGCAAACATGATGTTTAATCTGGGATATCCAAGACTATCTAAATTTAAGGGCATGAAAGCAAATGTAGATGCACGAGATTGGCCTAGTGCTGCGGATGAAATGGTAGATTCAAAGTGGTACACACAAGTACCAAACCGAGCAAGACGTTTAGTTGAGAGAATGAGACAGGTAGATGGTAGCCAAACGGTTTCAGAATCCTAAAGGTGGATTGAATGCGGCTGGTAGAGCGCACTTCAAGCGCACTACAGGAGCTAATTTAAAACGTCCTGTAAAGTCTGGGGATAATCCAAGACGTGCAAGTTTTTTAGCAAGAATGGGCAATATGAAAGGGCCAGAACGTGACAGTAAGGGAAAACCTACGAGATTATTACTTAGCCTTCGTGCGTGGGGTGCAAGTAGTAAAGCGGATGCTAGAGCAAAAGCTAGAGCAATTAGCAAACGCAATAAAGCCAAGAAGTAAAGAGGTTGAATACCTCAAAGGAAAGAAAGAAAAGGAGATTGATATGCCAGGACATTATGGTGGTGGTATGATGAAGAAAACCAAGAAAGCCAAGAAGCAAGCTGCGACTGCGATGGCTATGAAAAAAGCTGGGAAGAAGCCTAAAAAGAAAAAGATGTAATTAGAAGAATCCTCTTCTCCAACCACTTACATTTTTAGCTACCTTAGAACTTGTTTTTGCTCTTGTCTGACGTGTAGGTTTTGGTGGTTGAAAGTTAATTAACTCATCTTTTTTTCTTTTGAGTTCTTTACGAAATTCTTGTGGTGTTAATTTTGTTATATCTTTTTCTGAATTTTCATCGTATGGTTTATCGAGCGAAATGTTACTCATGAATTTCCTCCCATTGAAACTCCCTGTGTAGGTTTTCACGCTCTTTCCTACACAGGGTTTTTTGTTTACAGTCTTCGTACCGCTGGTTTGACTGGCAAACCTTGCCCATCATCTATGACTTCAGATATACGCATCGTGTATTTATCACGACCTCTGGCTGTTTTATAGTCTGATTTATATATTTGTATTGAATATTCTTGGTCTTTTTTCAACACGATTTCACGCGAATCAATACTTTTTGTTGTGTTATTCCAATCGCCTAACGTAGTAATAACTTGGCACATCGCTTGGTTTGGTGCGTTAGGGTCATCACTATTTCTATCTGGTTCAAATAAGGTTTGTTGTAGGATTGGTTCATATGTTTTAGCCATTATTTACTCCTTCTAAATCATCTAACTTTTTGTTAAATAAGGTACTTATAATTTTATAATCCGCTGAATAGTTCTGTTTAATTGTTTCTAATAACTTACTGTTTTTATTGAGCCAAGTATTTGCATCTTGTGCATCAATAAATTTACTAATCTGTGTTGGTATTTGTACCATAAGATATTCATCTCTACTCAGGTCACGCATTTGGTCATCTGTTAAGTCTTGTTTCAAGATTGATACAGAGTCTGGGTCAGGCTCAAACGGTGGTGGTTCTTCTTGTTTGACTTGCTGCTTTTGTTCAACGTGACGATTAGGGTTCTTAAAACTTTCTGCTTCTTCTTCTGAATATACAAATCCAGACGCACCGATAAGTTTGAGGATTACCCTGTCTTTGGCACGTTTCTCACTCATCGCAAACGGATAGCTGTTCTTTGAATTGTAAGGACTTGCCTCACCAAAAGACCATTCTGTTTTATCTCCGTCCGTACCTGTTACACACATAGCAACAAAACCTTCTTCTACATTGTTTTTTATAACATCTGGTTTTTCAAACTGAATACCAATGTGACTTGATATGCGCTCTAGTGCATCGTGATAAATGACTGGTGTACCATGACAATCCCAAGTAGCCTCTTGTTCGCTCATGCCAACCGACTTTATTAATTCTTTAAGATGTTGTGGTATCTGTCTTTTTTTCATTTTGCTGTCTCATTAATTTATTGTTTTCATTGAAAAGTGTAAGAAATGCCTGTAACTTTTCAGTTAAATCATCCATCTCTTTTGCCATTTTAGATAGTTTTATATCCATAACATCTATTTGTTGTTGTAATTCTTGATTCATTATATTCTCCATATTACTTTTGCTATCTTTACAAAATCATTTCCCTGATAGCTTTTTATTCTTTCAAGGTCTGGCGATACAAACTGCAATGCTTCATCAAAAGTTTTTGATTTTTTCATGATGTTTTGAATCACAAGCCATCGTTGTTTTACTACGTTAAAGTGATGCTCTAGGCTATCTTTTTTCAGCAAGTCAGTAGTCTCTGGTGTGGCTATCTCATACCCATCTGCGGTGCAAAACAACAAGGCTGGTGTTAAGCCTGTTGCTTTCCAATATACTGCTTGCTGACAGACTTGACTTATGCTTGGCTCTTTGGCTGGTTTGGGTATACGCCATGTTCGAGTGCCATCCTTTTTCATGGGATTGCGAATAGACCAACTTGTTTTTAAATCTATCATTTTTTTCTTAGAGCGATAGTCAATCAGATACATGGTTGGTACATCAATGTCATCCACATCAAAGAACTCTTTTTTCTCGCCTTCAAATGTTTGTCTGCCAAAGTATTCTTTCAACCCTTTATCTGCCTGTACTGCGGTTGAGTGTATATGTTGGCGTATCTCTTGGTGTTCCTCTGCATCTTTCCCATCATCAAACGTGCGAGGTTTGTAGAAACTATACTCACGCTCTAC